ACGACTGGGACGGTTGGAAAGCTCTTACTGAACGTCTTGGTGGTAAAGTTCAATTGGTTGGTGACGACTTCTTCGTAACAAACACTGACTACCTTTCACGTGGTATCGAAGAAGGTGCTGCTAACTCAATCCTTATCAAAGTTAACCAAATCGGTACTCTTACTGAAACATTCGACGCTATCGAAATGGCGAAAGAAGCTGGTTACACTGCCGTTGTATCACACCGTTCAGGTGAAACTGAAGATTCAACAATCGCTGACATCGCAGTTGCAACAAACGCAGGACAAATCAAGACTGGTTCACTTTCACGTACAGACCGTATCGCTAAATACAACCAATTGCTTCGTATCGAAGATCAACTTGGTGAAGTAGCTGAATACCGTGGATTGAAATCATTCTACAACTTGAAAAAATAATCGTTGATTTAACAACGTTTTAAGCCCCTCGGATTTTATCCGAAGGGCTTTTTCTTTGTTCAGGGGGCAAAAAGGGGGCAAACTTTTATAAAATATTCTTCATGACTTTATCAAGGACATTGATTGCTTCATCTTTCATATTCTTTGTGACGTGAGTATAGATGGAAGTAGTAACCTCAGAATCAGAATGACCAACACGATCCATAATCGTTTTGAGAGGGATTTTATTTTCTGCTAGAATACTAATCGTGGTATGCCTGAAGATGTGAGGGGATATATGTTTAGGAATAGGATTTTTAAGCCGCTCATTTGCTCTTTGAAGCGACTTACTTAGAATCGAACTATGAACAGGCTTTCCAGTGTTTGTGACGAAAATACGGTCGCTCTTATACCAATTCTTATCTGTTGATTCACTTAAATGATTAAGTTTAATCATCTGATCAAGAATTTCAACTTCTCTTTTCGTTAAGTGTGTTGTCCTAAAACTTGCAAAAGTCTTAGGACCATCATCGTCTGGAATGTATCGGTTGAATGTTGTATGGATATCAAGTGTTTTCGTTTCTTTGTGGTATTTGTCTAGTGTAAGACCAGCTAATTCTCCGACACGACATCCGTTTAGAATCATAAATTCACAAGCTAAAGCATATCTTAGAGTAATGTCTTTTCGATAAAGTTCCTTCAGAATTGCTTTATATTCTTTTGGTTCAAGGTATTTGTCTTTAGCGTTTTTAATCTGCTGCAAACTTTGTTTCTTTCGAGGCAGCTTTGCTTTTCTAGCTGGATTGTTCTCGATAAATCCTTGGTCGATAGCGTAGTCAAAGAATACGTTTAGAATTGATTTTACACGATATTTTTGGGTATATGTCCAATCTTCAGTATCAATCAATCTTTGAACCAGCCGTACATCAATATTTTCTAATTTAGTACCAGTTTCGATTTTATCTGAGATTCTATTATAAGTAGCAAGCATAGTTTTGTAGGTGCTTAACTTTATCTGTTTTTGATAAAATTCCCACCACTCTGAAAAAACCGTATGGAATAAAGCAGAAGCAGTGGTCAGTTTTTGGAGTACGTTTTCTATTTTATCATCCAGTAGTTTTTGAGCTTCCTTTTTCGCCCTTGACGATCCAGAGTCTAGAGTAACAGAAACTCTTTTCCACTTCTCGGTATATGGATCTTTATATCTCTCAAAATATTTATACTTTCCATTTGAAAGTTCTTCCATCCACATTTGCTTTTCACCTCTTTTCTTGGTAAAATAGACATAGAAAAGAGGGCTTTTTAATGCCATTCTTTCTATACAGTACATCCTCACATCTTTGCTTGCAGGCGAGTGTGGGGATTTTTTTATTTAGCGATTTTCCATATTGTCAAATCAAGATAATAAGACAATTCTTTATTGTGTTCTAGAATTTTTTCAGTATCTAAATCTACTGTTTTGTAAGGTCCGCCTCGACCAGTTAAGATAGCATCATATCTGTACTTTTTATTCTGGACCATAAAAGCGATTTTTCTTGCTATTTCAGCCGGTATATAACCAACAAATGTGTTATTGACTAAAACTTTTATCGCATTCTTATCATGCTTATTTAAAGGTTCTCTTTGAAGAATGACATCAACCGTTTTAAGTTTATTGTATTTGTAAACAGTTTTATAAGTTCTTAGTATGTATGGTTTTAAGTATTTATTATCTTTCCCAAAATAGTGTTCTCCACCACTTAAAAAATCAGCAACTTGGTAAGCTTCTTTTTTGTGATAATTGGTTCCCATTAACAGAAAGCTGTCATGAAAAATGATAGTTTCTTTAAATTCAGTTTTTGTATCTAAATTATCCTTTGTGGATGAGAAAATATTAGGGAATAATATTGAAAGAATGCCCATTAGGTTACGCTCCTAATTTTTCTATTAATCTATAAAACTCTTCCTGGATCATATCCTCGCCCCATGTTGTTGAAATTTTATGTCTTTCAGCGAATTGGAGCCAGTTGAAGTCTGATACTTCATACTGTGTGAGTTCTTCAGAGATGAGATGTCGAATCATGAAGCGGTCTGCTTCGTTCTCATATTTGTATAGCAGCCTTTTGTAATTGGCTGGGTCGTGGTTTATGTGCCCTAATTCGTGCAGAATAACCTCTTCTCGCTCTTCTAGGGATAAATCCCTATTGACGTAAATGATGCGCTCATCGGGAAAATAGAAGCCTCTACGCTCCCACATGGTCTCAGGGAAGAGATAGAGTGTGACCTGGTATTCATCCAGTAACTCATTCACTTTCAATATCGGACACCCCCAAAGAGAGTTTAATGATCTGCGCAATCTTGTCTACATCCTCATCTGATAATGGTTTACCATCGAAGAGAACCACACGTTCACGAAGATTGGATAAGTCAACAACACGACCATCAGCAGTAGTGACAGATTCACTTGGAAGACTTGGATTATCAGTTCGACCAAGAATATAATCAGTCGAAACATTGAAGTATTCAGCAATTTTCGCCAAATGTTCGGCAGATGGTGTTTTTTTATTTTTCAAACTATACAAGTAATTTGTACTAAATCCGAGGTCTTCAGATACTTTTTGAAGGTTTACACCACGCTTCTTTGCAAGTTCTTTGATTCTTTCAAATGCTTCAAACATTGTAAAATCAACCTTTCTAAAGAACTCACAAAAATATTTTACACAAAAGTGTAATTTTTTTTAAAAAACTATTGACAAAAATAATACGTTCGTGTAAAATAGTTCTTGTAAGTTAATAAGTTGGTAAAAAACAATGTAAAAACTTATCTAAAAATTAATAGCTTTGGCGAGCAACAACAATTGATAGATTTGTTATTTTATCAAGTCTTTTACTACGCTTTTATTTTACACAAACGTATTATAAAAGTCAAGAAATAACACTTTTGTATTTACCAACTTTTTAACTTTACAAAAACAATAAAGGAGGAGGGCTCATGAGTCAACAACACAAAAAATGGATTGAGATTGTCAAAGAGAAAATCAAAAATCGAGGTTGGTCGCAGACGGACTTAGCTATTGTAATCGGTGTAAGTCCATCAGCAATCACTCAATTATTCAAAGATGGAAAAGGGAGTGACGACTTAAAGCTACGAATTAATAAAAAATTGAGAATCTCAGAGTCTTGGGAAAAATTCGAGGAGTAATAAATGAACGAAATTTTTAATTTTCACGGACAAGATGTCCGTACTTTAACAATTGATGACGAACCATGGTTTGTCGGGAAAGATGTCGCTGACATTTTAGGATATGCTAAACCACTAGATGCAATTTCTCGGCACGTTGATGAAGATGACTCCGTGAAATACGGACTCACCGACAATTTAGGTCGAACACAAAATACTATCATCATCAACGAATCAGGATTATACTCGCTTATCCTATCAAGTAAATTGCCACAAGCAAAAGAATTCAAGCGTTGGGTAACATCAGAAGTCCTTCCAGCTATTAGAAGACAAGGTGGATTTATTCGTGAAGATCTAGACGAAGATGCCTTCATTGCTCTATTTACTGGTCAGAAGAAATTGCGTGAGCAACAAGCTAGCATGATTGAAGATATCGACTATCTGAAGAATGAACAACCAATTCATCCAAGCTACGCACAATCGCTATTGAAGAAACGCAAAGCTAGAGTAGTCGCTTGTCTTGGTGGTATTGATAGTCCAGCTTATGCCGATAAAATCTTTGCTCAATCAGTCTTTAGACAAGCTGAGATTGATTTCAAGGATCATTTCAATATCAGTCGCTATGACCTATTACCAAAGAAATTTGCAGAAGCAGCATTGAAATATTGGATGACTTGGGAACCGAGCACAAACACTAAGATGAAAATCATGGAATTAAATGCGTACAGTTAAGCGTAAGGAGGGAATAAATGAAACCAAGACGATATCCGTATAGCGGAAAGAGAAAAAAGCCTATCGGAGAGTCGATAGACTTACTGAAAAGAATTAGTAGACTTGAATCACAAGTGATCAGTCTAGCAAATCATGAAATATTTAGAATACCATCTTCACGTTCTTCAACCGTATAGCCAGCACTTATACATTCTGAAATAATTTCATCTTTAGGGATAGCATATAGTGTAGGATCTACGCAACAAACCTTAAATGTTGGATCACTCAGAACATCTTGAAGCATACGGTCTAAATCATCCCAGTTATAGTTAGGATAATTCTTTTTAGGTTTAGGTCGTAATCGTGACATTATTTCTCCTCCTTTCTATTGAATTTTTGATTAAAACAGTGAGAGGTCCTAGTCAAATTTATTATAGCAAATTAGGAGAAAACGGCATCGGTCTTGAGACTGATATAGGAGATTGAATGGAAGATAAAGTCATTGAACTTGCTGATTACTTCATCAGCGAATCTACAACGTACAGAGAAGCTAAAATAGCGTGTGAAAAGCTATTAAAACAAGTCACCCATGAGATAGAACTCAGGGCGCTAGAAAGTGAGACGAGATAATGGTATTTATTTTGACGATTTTGACAAATATGCTAATAACTTTTATTTTCTTAAATCTTTATAGTCGGTATTTAGCCAAGGAACTAAAGAAAATTGAAGACAGAGTTCTTGTTTATCTTCAATTAAAAACTATGTTACAAAAGGATTCTCCGAGTTCGGTCAAAGAGTAGTGAGAATGTTCAAATACAACTTCTTCATTGTCTAATAAATTCGGGAATAATTCATTTAGATTGTTTGGAAAAGTGTTTGTGAAAGTATTTATGATATTCGTGAAGTGTGGGTGTACTAATTGTATTTTCCTATGAAATCTTATTAAATTTGAGCTTTCAAGTAATGATAAATCTAACATTTTTTGATTATCTGAATAATTATCAAATAATAAAAAATCTTGCCCTAAATTTCTTGAAGAATAGTCAGATTTATCTTCTACTGTCAAACTAACTAGAGGGACGATAGATCCTGTATTGAAGTAGATATCTTTTAATAACCTTGCTTCTGCAGCTGTCATATCAGCAATGATTGAACTATATTTAGGGCTTATGCTGGAATTGGTTCGACAGTCGATGGTAGAAGTAATTAGTTTTGTAAACATATTACGAATTTCTTCATCGTTTAACTGATATCTTGAATCTTCAATTGCTTTTAGTATCAGTCCGATTTTTGAATCATCGTGAAACTCTTCTGGTACGTTTTTTACAGAATATTGTATCTCTTGCTTAAAATGTTCTAAATCTGATTCACGCTGAATGTTAAATTTTCTCACTGGATCTAATGCAAGATGGAAGATTCCATCTAGTAGAGTTTTACTGGCCTCTCCGATAGAGGTGGCAATAGGTTTAGCAAGAGCATCTCCCGTTTCGTGAGAAATTGGGAGAGAGACAAAATTTGGATCATTGGGGTCGATAATATTCATAGAATCTCCTGGTCATTTTATAAAGTTATTTTATCGGATAATCGTAATTATATTATATTATTAAAAACAATGTTTGTCAATATATTGTATAAATGAAGGATATAAATACACGGCGGACACAATATATAGTGCAATAGCATATATAAGCACAAAAAATATAAAAATAAAACTAGATAAGGAGAAAATGGATATGCTTTGGAAAAAAATATCTGAAAAACTTTCAGAACGAAATTGGACAGTCTATAAACTTTGTTTAAAAGCAGGTATAGGACCTGCTGGTATCTATCGTTTAAGAGATGGAGAAGTGAAAGATTTGTATTTTGACACAGTTAAGAAAATTGCTGATGCACTGGAAGTCAGCTTAGATGAATTTAGATAACAAAAAAGCACCTGACTGCAATCAGGCACTTAGAAAATCATTCAAGAAAATTATATCACAGAAAGAGAGGAAAATCCATGCCAAAGGCAGAAATTACTTACAAGCCAGTAGGAATTAACGAAAAAGCAACTCATGGCGATTATACACATCTTTGTCAGATGTGGGAAGGTCTTACAGTTGCAACTGCTAAAGTCTGGGCTACTGAAATGAGAGAACACCCAGATTTTAAACAATTTATTGATAATCCAACACATAAAATTGTATTTATCAATTATGAAGGTTTTCGATTATTCGTTAAATGGAAAAGTAGAAATCGTTACCGATCTAAAAAAGAAACTCTGGCAGAAATGCTAGAAAATCTAAAAAAAGAAAAACAATTGGGAGTTTTAACATGAAGTTATTAGACAAAATCACAAAATGGTTTTTCAACACAACAAAAATCGAAGTCAATACCGACTGGCGATTGGTTGCGTTGGACTTAAACCAAGAATTGATTGCAGCACAGGAAGAAAATCAAATACTTTATCAGCGCATCGCTGACTTGGAAAAACTTTTAGAGGTATAGAGAATGACAGAACCAACTTTAGCAAGCCAATTTCTTGGAATTGCAACAACTATGATTAGTTTGTTCATTGTATTGTCACTGATTGCATATGGTGAACAAAAAGCAAAAGCAAAAAAGAAAGTGCAAGAAGAACATGACAAGATGATTATTGAGATCTACCAACAAGGGCGAAATCAATTCAACAATATTGCTCGTGAAAACATCAGAAATTGTGACAGAAAATTCACGTTTAACGAACAGCCTCCTGTCGGGCTATCGAAGAAGCAAAAATAAGGAGCAAAGCCAATGTCAACAGATTACAATCAATCAATCAAATGGGTTGAAAATACAATCCAAATTTACAACGAGCTTCTTGAAGACAAGCAGAAGAAAAACAAACTATCAAGGCATGATGCAACATTTTATAACTACAATCTTGAAAATTTAACTCTAATCAAGGAACACCTTATTGACTACCAAAAACTAGCCCAAAATTACCGTGAACTGGATAAAAACTACTGCTTATTGAAACTCCAAAAAATGGAAGTGGATAGCCGTTTTATTTTCGAAGAAATGAAGAAGGAATATCGTGCAAATCGCAGGAAGTGGAAAGCGAAACAAAGTTAGAAGAGGTGCTAGATATGTCTGAAATCAAATGGATTAAGATTACTACTGATATTTTTGACGACGAAAAAATCTGTCTAATTGATGCTTTACCAGATCATGATGCAATTTTAGTTATTTGGTTCAAAATCTTGGCACTTGCTGGAAAGCACAACCGAAATGGACTGCTTATGATGTCAGACAAGGTTCATTATACCGATGAAATGCTTGCTACTATATTCAGAAGACCGTTAAACACCGTAAGAATGGCCCTTGGAATTTTTGAACAATTCGGGATGGTTGAAATCATTGATGGTGTAATCACGCTACCAAATTGGGAAAAGCATCAAAATATTGATGGAATGGAGAAAATCAAGGAGCAAACACGCAATCGTGTTGCAAGACATCGTGAAAAGCAAAAAAATCTTGCTCTTAGTGGTAACGTTACATGTAACGTTACCGTAACGCAAGGTAACGCACTAGAAGAAGAAGCAGAAGGAGATAAGACTAAGATTAAGAATAGATTAGATAAAGATAAGAATATAACTACTACTAGTAGTGAGAATATCTTAGAACTTTTTCAGTCTGAGTTTCGTAGATTACTATCAGGATTTGAGATTGAGGAAATTAATCATCTGCTAAAGGAAAATGATGTTGAACTAGTTAAAGAAGCATTGAAAACAGCTATTAATTTAGGTAAACCAAACATCAAATATGTTGGTGGCATTCTAAGAAATTGGCAGCTGAACCAGGTTACGACAGTTGAACAAGTTCGACAATCGGAAAAGCAACACAAGGAGAAAAAATCAGAACAGGAGGCTAAGAAAGAATGGGGGTTTTAGAACTTATCAAGCAATTTGAAGATAACTTCTATCCAATCAGCGATGCGAAAAAATCTCTTCTTAAAAAGCAATCAAAAGAGACCGTGGTAGCTTGCTTGTCAGATATGGCAAGTTGGAAAGCTTGTGGAGGTAAGCTGACATGGTAACTGATGCTTTGGAAGAAATGGCTCTCTCTTATCACAGAAATACAGAAGAACAGGACGAAATTTGTGATAAACACAAAATCCCACTGATTAAAATTCTTCGTACAAATGATGTCCTTTGTCGTTTATGCGAATCAGAACGCATTCATGCAGAGAATCAATTGAAGGTTGATGAGCTGGCTGATGCAGAGCATGAACGAGAGCGGAAATTTTATCTTGAGAAATTCTCTCTCTATGATGATGTCCTGAAAAATGCTACTCTTGACAACTTCGACACACCGACTGAAAAAGAAGCGCAAAAGCTAGCTTTTGCAAAGGGAATTTGTCGGGAGTGGTCCGAGGGCGCTAGGAACAATATTGTTTTTCAAGGAGAAGCTGGAACGGGTAAAAGTCATCTTGCTTTTGCTATGATGAAATATTTATCAGAGACTACAAAGGAAATTGCTATCTTTATCAATGTCACGGACTTGCTGATGAAAATCAAGGCGGACTTTAGTCAAGAAGAGTTCCTAGTCAATAAAATTGCTAGTGCAAAGTTTTTGGTCTTGGATGATCTTGGTATGGAGAAGGACAGTGAGTGGTCCTTCAGTATCCTTTACAACATTCTCAACAAAAGGGCCAATACGGTTATCACGACTAATCTGACTGCGCAAGAAATTCAGAAGCGATATGGTCGGCCGTTTATGAGTCGGTTGATGAAGGGTGTAGACAATGATCATCTGATGGTATTTAATGACTTGAAAAATAAAAGGAAAGATTACTTTTAGAGAGGTGGGACACCTTGTTATTAAAACTTTACTTCGTCTACAACGGACACTGCAAGTTATTTATTGGTGATTTCAACAATGTGGACGAACTTATCGAACGGATGAAAGATCATCAGTGGGCTTTCTCTGGCATTACTAGACCAAGATTTAAAAAATATATCGGAAAAGACGATGTACGTTTTGATTATGGTGCTGCAGATTGCTATTACTTAGCGACAAAATCAACGTGCCGCGAACCACGTTAAAAGCGAGCTAGGAATGTGTCAGTAAAGGTCATGTGACCTCGGACGAGCGGCTGCCCGTATTTAGCCAAACTCACAAAGGCAGTCGCATTTTTTGGAAAATGATATGAATGAAATCAAAGAAAAAGCCCTGGCGAAGTTGCTGGAGGAATTAAATCAACCACATGATACCGCACTTGACCGTGTTCATAACTGGATATGCGATCAGGAGGATGAGGAATTATTTAAAGGAATCTTAAAAGAGCGATACTCTCTGAAGTGTGCTTTAAGCCATGCTAAAGAAAAAGCTCGTAAATTTGCTGAAAACGGAGTCGCTTGTATCGATGATGCTACTGTCTTCAGATGGGTTAGAGAGTACTTTATCTCAAATTCACAAGTATCTAACATCAAGCAGGTGCCTGTCGAGCCCGTTAAGAAGAAAAAGGAAGACAAATATCAGGCTTCTACTGAAGAAAAGGTTGATGTCGCCAAAATTAGGAAAGGCGCTGGTCCAGATGATGATATCATCATGAAACCTAAAATCAAGAAAGAGAAAGGAGTAGTCGAAAAGCAAATGAGCATTTTCGATTTCTTGGATGAATGAAACATGAACAATGCAAGCGAGAAGCTGATAGACGATTGAAACCACCTGCAGATTTCTGGCGCTGGTGCTACTCGCAAATCACAACGTATAAATGGAGCAATAAGGACAAGACCATAATCGCTTCAGATTTGGACCTTGGCTATTGTATCGAGAAACGACTGACAAAGTCATCACGGCTCACTTTTTATGACAAGACCTACTTTTTCTCTATCATTCTCAGCACCTCGAAACGCATCGAGATTCAATCTTATGAATTTAGCTCGAAGCTGGTCGAAGGAAAACAATTTATCGATTGGCATTTTACAAATTTGGAGCGATTCGAAAATGACAAACATGTGAAGATTGGCCAAGATTACAACGGACAATTTTATCCGTATCTTTTCGCTAATTTCTTTAGCGGAGGACATTATACAGGTAATAAATTCTATCCAAACAACTGGGTTGAAAAACTTAAAAAGGTATCTGAACTCAAATATTTGAAGTTCGGGAATATTTGCTACTGGGAAATTGAACGGCTTTACAAATATAAGTTTGAAATTGAATTTGCTCAAAAAATCCATGCTTACAAATTGGCCAACGAAATCATGTATCCAGGTTATACTGGATTCACAAAAAACGTAGATATGCGAACCTTGAATCGCAGATGGCTTCAGAAGAATAAACAATTTTTCAAGAATTCAAATCGTAGTTTTAATGAATTTGAGTTGAGCCGTCGATTAAAAGAACGGAACGGCCAGCTAGTACCTGGCATTGAGTCTTATCTGACTTACCACGATATCAAGCATATACCGAAAGGTGTTGGGATCAATAAGTTTCAGAATTGGGTTATCAAGAATCATATTGACTTCAATGAATACCTTGACTATCTCACAATGCTACGAGAAATGGAGCAAGTATATTCGCTCTACCTTCGCTTGCTGAAAAAGCCATAAAGAAAGAGTTTGGGAAAAACGATCCAGATTTTGATATTGAAAAGCATTCTGTTGAAGAGGTTGCTATTATCAATGCAAAATTACGGAGTGTTCGTAGTTACTCAAACAAACTATGAATCTCTTAAAATAGGAGATGAGGTAATATTGTAATGGCAAAGTACAAGAAACCAACTTACATCATTATTCAGGAAGCAATGGCAGAGCGCATTAGATTTCTGGAAGATGAACTGTATGAAAGGGCCTATAAGGATATTGAGAAGCTAGAAGCTCAAAATGATTTCTTAAAAGGTC